GCATGCAGGAGGATGAAGAGCAGCGGGCGTCCAGCTATGCCACCTACGTTAACGCTCAGATGCGCCCATCCATCGCCGCCCAGCTCGTCGGCTTGAATCTACCGGATGGTGTGACCTACGACATGCTTGACGCCGACATTGCCGCCGAGCAGGAACTACAGCGGATGCAGAGCGAGGCCACGATTGCCCGCCTCAATGCGCCGCCACAGGTCGTACAACCCGCCCAAATCACAGACCAGTCAAGCGCCGCAGCGAATCAGCAAAAGCGGCTAGATGAAGAGCGCCGCTTACTCCGTTGGGCCAAAGGCAAGAAGTCGCCGGATGTGGACAGATTCGATAGCGCCATCCTGAGCCGTGAAGAGAAGATGCTTGCGCTTGGAATAGAGGGGGACGCCGACGGCGAGGATGCGCCCTTTCCGGATCACGTGGCCGGATGGAGCAATTACCCATGAGCAATACAAGGCAATGGTGCTTCAGCTCGATCCCGACAAGGATGATGCTGAGCAAAAGCTACGCATGGAGCTGGAAAAGCAATTTGCCGCCGAACTGGAGCGCGCTTTGCGTGAGCAGATGAACGATCTCATCCCACCCACGGCCAGCGATGACACGGTACGCTCAAGCCCGGCGCATGTGACAGCCACTAGCGGGCCGGTGCGTGATGCCTTGGTCAAGGGTCTTGGACGCGGCGCATCGATTGGCGTGGGCGTGGCCTTTGACCAGTTACAGACGATTGGTATGGGCTTTGCATGGGATTTGGCCCATACCAGAGCTAGTCAGTGGGCCAGCGCCTATTCCTTTGACCTCGTGCGCGGCATTAACTCAACGACGCAGGCACAGTTGCAGACGGCGGTTGACGAGTGGTTCCGCAACCCGGATAGCCTAGGCGCATTACGGAAGCAACTGACACCGACCTTTGGGGCGCGGCGGGCGCAGCTCATCAGCCAAACGGAGACGACGCGGGCGGCCTTTGAGGGCAGCACGCTGGGCTATGAGGAATCAAAGGTTGTGGCAGAGGTGGAATGGGTAACGGTCAATGATGAGCGCGTATGTACAATCTGCGGCCCTTTGGACGGCAAGCGGGCGGATCTGCGGGGCAACTTTGAGGGCGGTGTTGGCGTTCCGGCGCATCCGGGTTGCCGCTGCTTCGTGCGCCCCGTAGTGGAGAACTAATGAGCGTCACCATCGACGGCATGGAAGAAGTATTTCGCACCCTCACGCGCGTCGCCGCCATTGACAAGCTGGAAGCGCCGATGCAGCGCAGCGTCTTGCGCCTGGAAGCCTACATGAAGGATTACCCGCCGCCGCCGCTAAACAGCAGCTATCGAAGAACCGGCAGTTTGGGCAGACGCTGGATAACGGACATAGAGCGGCGCAATGATGGCCTGATTGGGCGCGTTGGCAACAACATCCACTATGCCAGGTGGGTGCAAAGTCGCATGTATCAGCAGCGCATTTTTGAGCGTATCGGCTGGCGCACAGAGACCCAGGCCATACGCGCCAATGAGACGGCGATCCGGGATGATTTTCAGACGGCGGTGAATGCCGCTGTGAGGGGGTAAACGATGGAGACCAAAACGGGCGCGCGCCATAGCAGCGGCGACAGCAAGCTGATCCAGAACATCCATGACCACGCCGTGGCGCTTGGGGCTGTGCCGGCCAGCGAAAAGCGGCTTAAAACCACCGGCGCATTTATCAAGGCGCTAACAGACGCTACCGCCACCGTCGCCGGCTATGGGGTACTGTTTGGTGGGGCTGACCTTGAGGGCGAAACCTTTGCGCCCGATACCAACTTTATGCTGGACTTAGCGCCGGTCAAGCTGGTCCTGTATGACCACGGCTTGCGCTCCGTGCAGCATGTGATCGGTAAGACCATCAGTGTAGAGGCCGATGAGCAGGGCCTATGGGTGGAAGCCGAACTAGACCGCAACAAGGCTTACGTCGACATGGTGGTGCAGCTTGTGGAGAAGGGCGCGCTCGGCTGGTCAAGCGGCAGCGTGGGCCATCTGACGCGGCGCAATGGCAAGAGCATCCAGCAATGGCCGATCATCGAAATGAGTCTAACCCCGACGCCTGCTGAGCCGCGTTTGCTCGGCGTTGAACTAATCAAGTCTTTATCCGCGACCGATTCTAGCTTTGCTGTGTTCCTGCCGGAGACCGCCAGCGCAGCGGTGGTGCATGAGACGAAAGCTGATGAGGCCGCGCCCGAACTAGAACCTACCGAACAGGAGCATGAAATGGCAGACGAAGAAACAAGCGCGGTGGAGGCATCGTCTCCGCCCGCAATGGATGCAGTGACCGCCCTTGTCAAGAGCCAAGTGGGCGAAGCATTTGAGAAGATCATGGCAGTTCTTGAAAAGACGCCGGTCAAATCGGCAGACATTCAAGTGCCGATGTTCAACAGTAAGACGCAATTGGGCGACGATGAAACCAAAGCGCACGTCCACTACATCCGCACCAATGACGATGGCGGAATTAAACATCTCAAAGCATCGAACAATAACCCGATGACGGAAGGCACGCCGGCGAATGGCGGTTACGCCGTCCCCACCGGCATGTACAACCAGATCATCGGCAAGCTCAGAGAAGATGCACTCTATCCCAAGATTGGCGTCCGCCAGATTCCCGGCAAGGGCTTAACCGTCAATGTCCCCATCGAAGGCGCTAAAGATGGCGCCTTTGTGTTGACAGGTGAGGGCGCTACAACCGACCGTGATAGCCCTGTGTTGGGTCAGGCCGCCTTGACGCTGGCGAAATACACGAAGCGCATCGAACTGAGTTGGGAGTTGATCCAAGACGAAGATGCCCAGATGATGAACTTTTTGGCGACCTTTGTTGGACAGGGCATGGCCAAAACGCTTAACACGCTACTTGTCACCGAGGCCGTTACTAACGGTACGTTGGGCGTGGCCTGGGGTAACCCGATTGTCGCCGCCAACATTCCGGCATTGATCTACGCCTTGCCGCAGGGCTATGAGGACAATGCAACGTGGGTTCTCAACAAATCCGTTGAGGGGCTTATCCGTGGCTTTACCGGCAACTACTTCCAGTTTATCCCGACGCCGGCGGATGGCCCCGGGGCCTTGTCCCGGCGTGAACTGTTTGGCTATCCGCTCTACAACAGCGCGACGATGGCGACCAGCGCAGCAAGTGCAAAGGCCGCCCTATTCGGCAACTTCTCGTATATGGGGATGCGTCTAGCGCCCGACATTACCTATTTGAACGACCCGTATAGTGGCGCCATCACCGGGCAACTGCGCCAACATTACTGGTTTAGGACTTGCTTCAAGGTACTCCAGGCGGAGGCTATCCTGTATGCTCAGATGGGAACCTAATGTCAGAGCGGTTGCGCGTCTACGTCTTCACACCGACCCATGACAATCTGTTGCGCCACGAAACGGTAAGCAGCATCGTGGCGCAACAGACGACGCACTTTGTCACGTGGGAAATAGGGCGCTGCAACCCGTATCCGGGGCGGGATATGCGTAATGTTCTGGCTCAATTCAGCACGGCGCGGGAGATGTGCCTAGGTGGGCCATACGATGCTTTGCTAACCGTGGAGCATGATATGACGTTGCCGTACCATGCGGTGCAAGCGTTATGCGACACGCCGGCTCCAGTGGTCTATGGTACGTACATGTTGCGCCACGGCGAGCCGGTGTTAAATGCCTGGCGCTATGAGGGGACACGCGGCCTGGGCATGAGCTTAGGACGCCCGGCTTACAAGGTAGAGTTGCTCAAGTATCAAGCGGCGGGCGTGGGCAGAGTTAGCGGCTGTGGCTTTGGCTGTACGCTGATTCGCCGCTCCGTGTTGGAAGCGATTCCATTTCGGCAGGACTATTTAGGCCACGCGCCGGATATGCCGTTTGCGCTCGATTGTGTCACAAACGACGTTTTGCAATTGGCCCGCTTCGATGTGAGGTGCGGCCATATAGACAGGGGGGTTATTTTGGAAACTCAAAGCGAAGGCGGAGCAGGAAAGGTCACAGTGACGTGTGTACAGCCCGTCAACATCATCGTTGATGGCGGTGGCGTGTCCTTGCAAGAGGGCGACGAAATCGCTCTATCGCCGGAACAGGCGCAATGGCTGGCCTCACAGGGCTATGTGGAGATGAGTAAGCCAAGGGCAGCGCCGCGGAGTGCAGGCGGGGACGCCGGCGACGAGCAGCCTATGGGGAATCCTATGGCCCCTAAAGTGCCGCGCAAGCCGGTCTAGCTAGCATGGCTTTCCTGCAAGTGTTGACCCGTTGCTACCGTCGTCCGCGTATGCTCTGGAGCAACATCAAGAGCCTAGAAGCCCTTACCCGCTCCGCTCAGGGGGGACCGCAGACGGATAGCGACTGGCAGCAAACGTTCCTGATTGATGGCGAGGGGCGTGGCGTGGGGGCAGCACAGGCGGCCCTGGCCAACTTTGCGCCCTATGTGACGGGTGAATATATCTGTC